TTCCACAAACTCGACCATTCGGTATCTTGAACATATGTCGTAATCAGATTGCAGCACGCGAGCATGGCAACAATATCTGCGTGTTCTCGTGCATAGTCTGACTTTGTCGTGAAGCCTTCAAAATGTGCTTTTGCAAGTGTTTTGAGTGCAATGGCATCTTCCTCAGTGGGTTGTTGCCCAATTGCTTCCGACACTGTACTCTGCGTCAATTCGACATCTGAAGTTAAAACTTGTTCCTGCTTCTTCCGCGCTTCTTCGAATGATATCACCGACATCTTCGGCTATGTCCTTTCTACAGGCTGCCTGCACCTCATCGTGCACCCAAGCACAGAAGACATAATCTCCATCCCATCCGTGCTTAAAGCCTGATTTCGTTAGATTTTGTCTTGCTATGATGAGCCAACGCTTTGCAATAAGAGCGCCCGCAGATTGCAGTAAAAGGTTCACTGCACTGTGGCTACTTCTCGCGTATAGTTTGCGCTGATCTAGCCCAAGCAAGTATTTACGTGTTTCTATCGTATTTTCTACAGCGCTTCGTAGCTGTTTGATGGCAGGAATAGCAGCAAAGAATTTTTCGCGTATTTGTCTACCTTCATTGCGACCTTTGCCAATGACTTCGCCTAGCTTTTGGTCACCAGCACCATAAATCAAACTATAGATAAAACGTTTAGCTGCGTCGCGATCAGGAAGACCTGCAGCATGTTGGTTTTTGGTGTGAATATCACCATTTAACACTTCGGCAGCGTAGTCTCCATCATCCCAAGTGTGCATAAAATGTGCGAGGCATCTGAGCTCGAGACCGGACAAATCGCAACCGACCAATCGCCAATCAGCGGGCACGGTAAAGAGTGAACGTATTTCATGTCCGTAAGGCAACCGCATGCTTGGCACTTGTGCAATGTTTGGCGCAAAGTGAGTCGCCCTTCCTGAGACTGCTCCATTTGGTATATACCTCCCTTTTAAATAATTCTTTTTGTCAACAAGCTTCAGATAGCCTTGGTTGCCTTCAGCAATCATTGCTATGCGCTTTTCGAGCATGAAGTATTCACTTAAGAGTTTGGCTTCTGGATACTCAAGTTTGTCGAGGATTGTTTCATCGATTTTTGGTTGGCCTGATGGTGTGAGTTCTTTTGGTTTCCAACCATATTTGCTGGAGAGACGGTCTGCAATTTGCTGTCTGCTTCCCGGATTGAAGGGAACCAACTTTGTCTTCGTCTTGAGTTCAATTGTAGTGGGTTCAAACGTCGTCTCCATTGTGCGTTTAATGCTGTTGCTCTTATCAGATAGTTCTGCGTAAAGCTGTACTGCAGCATTAGTGTCAAATACAAAACCTGTGTCTTCCATGTCTGCACAGACTTGAGCGATTTGATGCTCTAGTTTTATTGCAGTAGTTGATGGTTCTTGCTTCATACAATAGTCATAAAGCTGCGCAGTAACGCGAACGTCCTGCACCATATAATCCATCATTTCTTGGCTGTAGTTTTCAAAGCCACCGTCATAGTCATCTTTATATGTGCCAATACGGTGACCCCATGCTTTCAAGCTGTGTTTGCCATAAAGCTTTATGTCCATGCCATTAGGCCTGTTTACAAAGTCTTTATCTTTAATGTTTGGAAACAGCAGTCTTGAAAGCACAAGTGTGTCGATCACATCGTTATGCTTCCAATCAGGATACAGTTTCAAAATAGCTTTAATGTCAAAGCCAATAACATTGTGACCGCCGATAAGTGGTTCTTTTGTGAGATCCTCTAACCCGCGTTCAATGTCATCAGGTCCAAATGACTTTAGCTCTTTTGTTTCTGTATCGTAGTAAGCAAGACAATGGATCTTTGTCATTTCGTCTAACAAGCCGTCAGACTCAAGGTCAAAGATTTTAGCCATGTATCTCCTTAGAATGGCACCTCATCAAACGCGTGTTCTTTGAGGCGACCTGTGTCTTGGTCGTACGTCAAGCTGCAAGCTTCACCAGTTTCACCGGTAAATCTGTTCTTCACGACACGAACTTTTGTTGTGTTTCTGTCTTCGCCTTGTTGATCTCTTTCAAGACCAATTACAATGTCGGACAATTGGCCAATGCTGTGGCTGCCTCTTAATGAATTAAGTGAGACTTGCAAGCCATCTTCAAAGCCTTTGTTGCCTTCAGGGCGGCGTAAATGAGAAACAAGCAGCATACCTATGCCTGTTTCTTCTACTAATGTTCTAAGCCTTGTCATGCAGACATCTATGGCTTTTCTCTCGTCCGATATATCAAGACCACTGACCAAAATAGAAATGTGATCAAGTATAACCCAAGAACACTCGAGTCCTTTGGCCAAGTAACGTATTTTAGCAATGATATTGTCGACAGCAACGCTGCCAAAACTGTCGTAGAGATAAGTGCTATTATTGCTGAATACGGTATCAAAAGCAGTTTTGAGCTCGCTTTTCTTAACGTCTTTTGCGTCGATGTGGAGCAACTTATTAAGCTCAATGCCAATAAGGCCGAGCGCAGTTCTTTTGACTGACTCTTCAAGCGCAATGTAGCCAACTCGTTCTCCTTGTTTGATTAAGTGGTGAGCGCATTCACGGACAAAAGCAGACTTGCCGATACCCGACCCTGCTGTAACCGTTACTAACTCGCCTTTTCTCATACCGCGTGTTTTATCGGTAAGACCTTGAAAAGGATAGTTTATGGAAGGTGCTGCCTCCTGCCTGCTCACCACGTCCCATAGTTCATTGGCAGCAATAATACCGTCAGGTCTGTATTGCGGAGCGTTCCAAACAGATTGGACAAGCTCTTTAACACGACCTGCCTGTAGCATTTCATTTGCGTCTTTTAGTGGCAGCTGAGCTACAAAAGCTCGACCAGGCTCTAATATTTCGGCGCATGCTGCTGCAGCGTCTTGACCTGGTTTGTCACCATCAAAACAAAATACTACTTCTCCATAGTTTTGAAGCCACTCTAACTCTCTTCTGACCACCTTAGGCGCGCTTTGCGCACCTTGTGGTACAGAAACTACTGGCCACTTGTTACCAAGCGCCTGGGATAAAGATAGAGCGTCTATTTCACCTTCAACTACAAACAAGCGTTTGCCTTTGGCTTGTATATTCTGACCAAAAAATGGAAGGTTTGAGCCGTCACCAACAACACGAAAATCTTTATTTTTGTCTCGTGTTTTTAGTGCTACTAGTTTGCCGTTGCGGTAATAAGGTGCAAGTTGATGAGTTGAGTTGACTCGATACCCGAAGTGTCTCGCTGTATCAGCTGAGATGCCTCGGGCTTTGAGTGCTTGTGTTTGACCTTGCGAGTATACAATGTCCGCTTCCGAATTACGCGTGTTCTGTACTTCGATGAACGGACTGTTTTCGCTAGTTGGTTTCTCGTCTTCATCTACCGCTCCATATTGTTCGCATGAGAAACAAAATGTGTGGCCATCGTCATAAAGTGCGCCAGCATCGCTGCTGCCACATTTGCTACACGGAATGTGAGCTAAAAACTTCGCTGATGAATCCTGTGTTGCCTGCATGATCTGGTGCACTCCAATCTTGTGGTTTAATTAAATCCCATCCGCCACTTTGCTCACGACCTTCTTTAGTGCCGCGTACTTTTGACATATTTGCTAAATGCACTTCGTCCCATGCTTCTTGGATATCAACACCTGCAATAGCTAGTGTACCAAGGGCAAAGACTGTTATATCTATTAGAGCATCGACTGCACCTTCTGCATCACCTGCTGCTAGTGCGGCTCCATATTCTGATAGTTCTTCTTCGAGCTGTTCACCTCGAAAGTGTAATTTTCCAAAACTAATTGGTGCGTGGTTAAAACCATATTTTGCTTGTAACGCATATACGTCTGCTACAATTGTCGACATACACTCTCCTTATTCATGAGAAGCAAATGCTTTGATAAACTCATCAGCATCGTGCTTTTTGTAATCGTAAAGTATGTTTGTGCCGTACTTGCCGCTTTGTGCTAGTCTGTCAAAAACTGACAAAACTGCGCTGATGTCGTCGTACATTTCTTTGCGGCTTAGCTGCATACGTTGATGATCTTCTGCAGCGCTGTCTGTCCGGCAGTAAATAAAGATTGGTTGATAGGCTTTAATCATCTCTTCAATTAAAGCTTCTGTGTCATAGCTTGGGCTGTCACGATAAACAGCACCGTAAGCTGCTTCACTCATTGCAAAACGGTCTACCACTGCAGGTACTCGTGCTAGTTTTTCAAGCTTGCCCGCAGTGTGTCCTATCAATCTGTGATAAGTTTCGATATTCCATGTCGGATAATACGAACAATGAAAGTATTGACCTCCTATTGTTTCACAAATGCGTTTTGCAAGTGTTGTTTTACCTGTGCAATCTGCACCTTCAATTATAATCATTTACTCACCTGTCGCCCTTTGCTGTGTTGTGCAGCACGCACCAAGTTTGAGATAAAATCTTGTGGATTTAAGCATGAGCAAGCTTTGAAATAAGCTTTGTTCGCGTTATTTTCTTCTGTGGTTTCAAGCCATGTTTCAGTGTCATCAAAATGGCGCTCATAAATATGAAATGAGCCTGCTCTGACATATAGTTTGCCTAAACCGACACCAAAGTTTTTGACCATCCACAAATAAACTTGCATATATTTGCCAATAGCTGAGAAAGTAAACATGTCATAAGGCATGCCCCAAACGGCGTCTTGGCTTCTCATATTGACAATTAAGTTTAGTTCGCCGTTGCGAAGTATAAATTGCAAGCCGGTTGTACACGGTATGTCTTTAGAAGGCCCAGGTCTCTCACGCCATATATTGATATAGCAACGACGACTGTCTGGATCTTGATAAAGTTCTTCTGCTGCCCAACTCAATTGATCTATAAGTTTTGGCCCATAAGCGCCGTTGAGTGAGAAACCATCGTCACTAAATTGTTGATAGTTTTTCATGTAAGGCATAATAAATTCTAGATCATTACGCCCAGACAAAAT